CTAATTCCATCCGCCACAAACTTCACCGTCACAATGTCTCTGGCCTCCAAGCCTTCCAGTTTTTCAAGTCCTTTGGTCATTTTATTCTCCTATCGCGCGGGGGTTATGGTTGCGCTCAATTATGCCGCCCTTTGAAGTTTCAAGGTATTGCGTACCTGTTTTCTCGTCAGTCAAAACGCGCATCCCGCACCTATCAAAGCGACCACGGTCACAATCATCAGTTGGCGTTATGGCTTGCAGTAAAAGCGATACGCAAAACAAAATGAACACACACAGTACGGCTATATCTAAAAAGCCGAGAGCAAGTTCTCTTCCAAGTTTTCTTGCAGGCCCACTAAAACGCACTTCATTCATCCTCAATCCTTCCTAACTTCAATCCGTTGCACGTAACCCATGATGTTGGGTTTACGCTTTTTCAATTCCTTCATCGTAGCCATTCTCACAGCTTTGGCATCGTCCGCATGACCGTTGAAATCAACCGTGAGGTTCAACTTGTCGTTAATGCCGTGGTGTTTGGTATGGATGGTGGTTTTCATTTAATATCGTTCCCAACCTTTATATGCTACCTAGTTTCATCCGTCAACAGCTTAAAATACTTTTTTACAAACAACGGTATTTTTTTTCGACCTGTTTCCATAGACGTGATGTACTGACGGGAAATAGGCTCTTTAATACCATCAAGAACCTTAAGGCTTATAGCGGCGGCAAGCTGTTCTTGCGTCATATTTAACTTTAGGCGTTTTTTCCTTAACTGTTCCGGGGTCATTACTTATCCTCTCTGATAACCTTTAACGTGCAGCCCCACATAGCGGCGAGGTCTTGTAGTTTTTTACGCATATCATCTTCAACAAGGAATTGCGTTTCCTTGCCCTGTTTGTCTGTTATTGAAATCTGGCTACGCATCGTTTGCAACATCCACAAGACCTAAAAAATAAGCCCAGATTGGTGGTAGGTTTTCGCTTTCCAGAGTCCGCGCTGCTAATACTTGAATATTTCGCATTTTCTAATCCTGAAACCTTTAAAATCCCAACCAATCCATATAGGCGTCATAATCGGCACATTGTCGTTATCGGCTTCTAACCTGAAACTATAGCATCCTGTAATTTTCGGCATTTTATTTCCCTTTGAAAAATATTGGTGTTTGTTCACGCCCTGCCAGAACCATCTGGTAATTCGCCAATCGTTCGATGTTGCGGAATTGTTCAATTTCCGCACGTTCTTTCCATACGCGGTCAATCATCATGGCTCCAATCCGCTGCTTTCAGCAATTCACCTTCGCGCTCGTCTTGAAACGCTTCCCCGGAATTTATGTATTGGTCATGCTTGAAAAGAATGCCTTCAAGGTCAGAGATAAAAGACGAAATATCAATAATATGGGCAGTATAATCGTAAGGCTTGCCAAAAATATTTTCGCCATCTGCTTTTTTTAAAGCCTCAACGCCTTCTTTTAGCTTTTTAATCGCATCACTTAATGCGTCTCTTGAAATGTGTGCTTGCATTTGTTCCTCCTTATGCAACTAAGTATCATATTACAGGTTTTAAAAAACAAGTCAATAGGGTCTATACGGATTTATGACGATTATTTTATCCGTGTTTTTATAGTAATATGGGTTTGATTCTAGGCTCATTCCATATCCCCCAGATCTGCCACGGATAAGGGCGTTATCCCGGCAATCAAATCATCCAGCCTTGCGCGGTATTCTGCGCTGTAGCCTTGCTCTATAGGCTTGGGTGACGGGTAGCACCACCAAACAAACACCCCGAACAGCGCGGCCACAAACCACGCGAAACAGCAACCAAATCCGTTAATGTAATCTTTTTTCATTTTAGATCTCCTTTGTTGGGAGTAAGGTAGCGGGGAAATGTTAATTTAAAGTAAAGTTTCTTGGATTATTTTCTTTGGCGGCTCTATAAACATATCCGGCTGCCTGTAGGCTTCCTCAATACGCTTGCAGGCTATGTCAAAGTATTTTTCATTCAGTTCGATGCCTATGAATTTACGGCCTAGTTTTACGCAAGCAACTCCGGTTGTGCCACTGCCCATGAAGGGGTCAAATACCATGTTATCTTGATTTGTGAAAAGTTTTACAAGCTCTATCATAAGACTAATGGGCTTTTCTGTAGGATGGGTTCCCTCCCTATCTTTGTTATTTGTGAGATGTGTAAAAACGCCACGTTTGCCGCCGCCATTCCAAGAACAATGACCTTTAAAGCATGATTGCAAAACTATACTTTCGTAACCAATCGCAGGCATTTGGCCATTTAACTGTGGAGTTGAATCTGGTTTAACCCATATCATTGGTCGCTTATATTTACCTTCAAATTTTTCTATGGAATCGCGCCAATTTCCAACAGCCTCTGCTTGACAAAAATACATAGCCCAACCATTGCAGTTATTTACAGACCATTCCGTTATAAAATCCCTAATTTCTTCTGTAATCATGTCAAAATCCAAAGACACATTAATGCCGGTTTTTACCGATTTTTGGGTTCGTCTGTCTTTTTTATGTGCTTCTTTCTCGTACGGGGGGTCTGATATTATATGTTCAACCTTCCCAAGCGTAGGCATGACCGCAAGGCAATCACCAAAATAAAGCGTACAATCGCCGATTATTTCTTTGCGTTTATAAGTCATACCCACATATCCACCCTTCCATCATTATCCGCTTTCCCACGCACCCACAACGCGGCCACAAAGCAGGCAACCGCACCAATGCCGCAGAGGATGATGAGGAAGTTAAGCATGGTCGCGTTCCCATTCTATCGCTTCGATCATCTTCAATATCGTTTGCGCGGGGGTCATTTGGCTTCCTTTCCAAAACCGTATAAAGCTATTAACGAAGCCTCTGCTCTGCCATCGTGCTTCTTCAAAGGCCAGTTGTGCGCGAATTGCGGTAGCAACTGTGAAGCCCTAGCCCTAGCCCCGTCTTTGTCCGCAGGGCAACCCATTTGCTTCTTCCAATCATTCGGGCGAATTAACGTATAGGGCAAGTTAAAGCCTGTCATTAGGCCAAGCATGAAGCCTTCACTATGTCCCATGGAAAACGAGCCAAGCCCTGATATTTTTGGCATAGGTGTTAGTTTCTCAATGTAAACGTGCCAAGGCGGGTCTTGCTTGATTAGCCGGGCTATGGCTTGCATATCCAGAACACGGCGGTTTTTGATTTCCAGCGTAGGCATATCGTACAACATCAATTCCTCGCCGTTGTAAAATGCCATGCAGCCCAGTAAGCCGTTGTCGATGCCAAGGATGGTTTTCATGATTCAAACTTTTCTAAAAGACGCATAGCCTCTTGTGCATCTCCAAGCATTATTTCATCAGAAACCCTACTTGCTTCTTTTTCTATCTTTGAGCACTCTTTTTTAAATTTTGCTTCATCAAAAGTTCGCTCTTTTTCTGCATCAAAACAAACAATAGATACTACGTCAGTGTAATTTGATATTTTTGAAGCGTCTTTTCTTATTTTAAATTGACCTTTTTTAAATGCCTCAAACCTTTCTTTTTCTGTAAGATACACGGCCTTTGTTTCGCAATCTTCTTGCAATTTTTTTATTTTATAATTTTTTATTTCTGAAACTCTTGAAATGGCATATTTTCTTTGATGTTGGTTCATTTTTTCTCTCCTAGTTGTTTTTCAAATCTCTCATAATGTTTTAAATCATCATTTGCCGCCGCTATGTGCATCAGGTTTCGGATTTGTTCGGGGGTCATGTGCCGTACCCCGTAAAAGCAGAATTATCCTTTATTTTAGAAAACTCTTCTTCCAGTCTAGCTACTTTCTTAGTGGCAACCTTTCTTTCAACCCAGTCATCGTTTAATTCAGCTTGTTCTAATTCTGATTTGGCATTAAGTATTTTGACCATAAGCGCATCAACCGGGCTTTCCGATTTGTAGCATTCCAATATTTCCAGATCGGTGCGGCTTGCCCATTTAACGTGCCGCCTGCATTCTTTGCATTTGACCTCGGCAGCGTGTGGGCCTTTGCCTTCATGCAGCGTTGCAAAAACACCGCCGCAATATTTGCAAGGTTGCTCAATTAAAATTTTTCCGTCTTGTTTGATAAAATCCATGATGTGTTACAGGCGGGGTTCGCAGCCCCGCCTGCTCCTTTGTTAAAATTCAGATGCGCTTGATTGAACAGGTGCCGCTTGCGGGGCCGTGGCAGCAGACGCAACGGGCGTTGCGCTTTCCAAACCAAACTCAACCGGACGCGCAACCCATTTCAAGATTTTCAAATCCGGGCGGTAGTTTGTCCCGAATTTATCCTTCATAGGTGTTGCCCCTACAGCCTGAACCACAGGCAGCATCCCTTTATTCGCATCACGTTCTTTTTCGTATTGCTCATAAAGTTCGTTCACCGCGTTGCAGGTGTGCATGGACGCTGCCGACATGACCACTACACCTCCAAACAAATTCTGGCTGAACAATTCAAGCTCAAACCCGCGTTTGTGGGCATCGGATGGTTTCGGGGCAGGGGTGGACAAATCCGCATCGTAAACGATATTCGGGGCCTGTCCTTCCAGAAACAAAAACCAGCCTGTTTTGATGTTGTCAAAATCGGCCACAAACGTAGGATTTGTTACCTCTTGTTCAGCATCTTCTTTTTTAACATACCAACGGCCTGATTTTGCATTGTATTTGCAGTAAGGCTTGTATTCGCCCGAACTTCCAAGATTTAGTCCCATTGTGCTTTTCTCCTTTAGATTTAAGCGTTCATTGGCTGTAGCGCAGTTCCCACGCAATCACGGCTAAATGCCGTAAATCTCTCTTCTCAAATCCTCATCGCCATTCCAAAAATACGCACCCTGATTAACAGGCACAAACCCGCGCAGCTTTTCCGCATCGCCTAGCGACAAAAACTTTTCCTGCCGATTTAAAATCGTCTTTATCTCACCCAAAACAGGCACATGATCCGGCACCTCATGCCAGACAGCTTTTTTTCCTGTTACATACAAAAAGCGTACAGCCTGATTGCCCATAGCCCCGCGATAAAACCCGCCTTGCCGGATATGCTCGTCCGACATATTGGAAGGGGCCTGCATCGTGGTTTTCAAATCAACCACCAGCCCATGCTTGGGATAGTAAAAATCAAGATACCCAATTACAGGCAATTCCCAGCCATCGCCCTTACACAACATTTCCACTTTTTTCTGTTTCTTGCCGTACACAAGGTCGGTTCCCATTTCAGGCTCGCCGTATTGTTTCAATTCTGCTATAGCATTCTCAATCATGCCGGGGATGGCGGCTCCGCGTTTTAAGTCGGCATCACTGGCCCCAAACGCGCACGCCTTGTTGTATTCGCCCACAGCGTCCTTGGTGGCGTCATCTTGGGTATGGCCTGCCGTAAGCACCTTCACAACCGCCTCTTCTACCAGCGTACCCGCACGGGCGGCGTTGCTGAATTTAAGTTTGCGCCCCAAAAGGTACTTCGCCACAAACGCACAAGGCGCGATCGCCCACATATTGATGGCCGAAGGCGAGGTATGGTCTATGCCGTGGGCGGAAAAAGCGTTATTATTGCAGGATTCAAGATGTTCAAGCCATTTAAAATATGAAGAATCAGGCACTCTAAATTTTCCCTTTTTATTTTTAAACTGATTATATTTTGGTTTTAATTTTTGAATATATTCTGTTTCTCTTTTATTTAACCAATGTTCTTCACAAGGCTCAAAAAACCAAGAATCATAATTTTTAGTTTTATTAGAATTTAAATGTGTACGTAATCTTGTTGGCGCATAAACGCTTTGCCCAACATAAACAACCTCATCATTTTCTATAAGAAAATAAATTCCACATCCTGCTTTCTTATCTAATGTATTTTTGTTTTTAATTATAAAATTAGTATCTAACATTTTATGTCCTCATTGAGGGGGGAATAAATGTTTTGCTTGTGTATGCCTTAAGCAAAAAGCGAACAAGATCAGACGTGTTCTTGATTCCACTTTTTTCTTTAGCTTCATTCAAACTTATTGTTTCTTGCTCATTTAAAGACATGGAGATGTTTTCTAGTTTGATTTTCTTCATTCGTTTAAACTCGTTTAAATTCGTTGACTATCGTTTTTATATGCCTTATCGTTTTCAATGTCAAACACTATTTTCGGGGAAATTAAATGATGCCAGAAAAATCGCCTGCAACCTTCGCGCCCGATAAAGAAACCATAGAAAAGCACTTAAATTTTCTTTTCGGCGGCGCGCATGAATACAAAGACGGGCGGTTTGAAATCAATCAACTTGTTGCAGCCGAAAACTACCCATTGGATGAAATAGTAAATGTATCTGGCATAGCGTCCCAAAAAAACGCCGCGGTTAGCGTTTATGTCGTACCCTCATTATTAGACCCCGATTGTTTTCCGGTCGGTCGATGCGGGGGGGATGATTTTTATGCCTCCAATGTCATTTGGTGCGACATTGACAACGAACATGACGCGGAAATATTAAAACAGCTTTACGCTATAGCCCCGCCGAACCGCGCCGTTGTAACGGCCCGCTATCCGCACAGGCGCATTCAGCTATGGTGGAGGCTGTTAGAGCCAATCACGGACGCAGACACCCTTACAGACGCGCTTACAGGCGTTATGCAAGCCTTGGGCGGTGATCCCAAGGTTGCCAAGCCGTGCCAGCCCATGCGCCTTGCAGGAACCGTAAATTACCCATCCAGTGATAAACTTAAAAAGGGCCGGATTGTCGAACAAACCGAATATATAGAAATTCATGACAGGCCCATAGATATAGATACTTTTATGGCGGCCTATCCTGTTAAAGATTATGAACAACTCGGCACCATCATAGAGGACGCACAAAACGAAATTACACGCGTTCGATCAGGCCCGCTGGGAATAGAAGAAACCGTGGAAGATGGGCGCGAAACATACGCCTATAAAATGATATGCGCTTCTATCCTGCATTTTGTGCAAGAAAACGGATGCTGGCCTACCCCGCAGGAAGTCTTTGATGATGTCTGGCCTGTTTATAGCAAGAAAGTAGCCCCCCGTTCGGAAAGTCTTGATAAAGACGGACGCGGGTCAAAATTCATATCCCAGAAAATAAAGTCAAAGCTGCGTCTTTTTATAAACGGCGGGATGAAGCGTTATGGCTGGGCGGATATTGAGCAGATCGTCGCCCAAAGACCGCCTGTTAAAACGATTGCCGAAGTTTCAAACATAGAAATAACCCTACCAATTAACGCGGATGAAAAACCTTCCGGCCTTAAGGCAACGTCTATTGACGATATAGATTTAGACAATATACCGCCCCGTGAATTTCTTTACGGCACCATTTTAGGCCGTAAATACGTCACCATGCTTGTCGCGCCTCCGGGTGCTGGTAAGTCTATATTTACCATGCAGCTTGCTATGTCGGCGGCCTCATCCGTGCCTTGGGGCGAATGGAAACCCGTCCAAAAAAACCTGAATGTATGGGTCTACAATAACGAGGAAGGACAAGACGAACTATACCGCCGCATCCGCGCTATTATGCTGCACAACAATATAAACAAGGGTGATTTTGGCGGGCGTTTCTATATAGATAGCGGCGAAAACAAAGCCATATCCATAGCCCAAATAAAGGATGATGCCGTTGTCTACACCCCTGATTATGAAGGGTTATTACAAGAAGTTATAAATAGAAAAATAGATATTCTGGTCATTGACCCATTCGCGGAAACCCACAGTGTTACCGAAAATTCAAATGAACAAATAAAGGATGTTGTTCGGCTCTATCGGGAAATAGCTTTCCGCGCAAACTGCTCTGTTTTGCTAGTGCACCATACCAGAAAAGGGGCTTCCGAAATGGCTGGTGAAGCTGACTCCGCCCGTGGTGGTGGTGCCCAGATAGGGGTTGTCAGGCGTATGTTTACCCTTTCCACCATGACCAAAAACGAGGCCGAAAAGATGGGTGTACCGCCTGAAAAACGCAAATGGTTCGCCCGCTTTGATGATGCCAAAACCAACATAACCGCCCCGGCAGACTTCGCTACATGGTTTAAATTTACGTCCGTTTCGATCATGAACGGGGTCGGCCTGTATCCGGAAGGCGATAAAGTAGGCGTCATGGAACACATAAATACAGACAAAATACAGGCAGAATTTGCCGATGAAATGGAAGATAGAACCGCCGAAATTTTAACCCTGATTGTTGAAATGATGGACAGTAAAGATGAGAATGTTTCTCAAGTAACAGACATTATTGATTACATAAAATCGTTTTCCAAGCTGCGTTTTAGTGACCGCGCCCTGCGTGATATGGTAAAAGATGCCGTGGAAAAAGTACCAAAAGCAACCCCGTTTATTGCTGAAGGGGTAGCCCATTCTTTTTCTATAATCAATGGAACAGGGCCTAAAAAGAACGCAATTTCGGTTCGAAAAACGAGTGAAAATTTGGAAATCTAATCGGAAGTGAAATTGTTCAATTAAATCAGATAGTAGAAGTAATCGGAAGTAATCGGAAGTGGTATATTAGAAATCTAATCGGAAGTGAAATTGTTCAATTAAATCAGATAATAGAAGTGGGTGTGTTTTTTTGAGGTGCAAGAAGTTCAATGTTTTCAGATATTGGAAATCGGAACCCCCTAAAGGGGGTAGCTTCGCGCTTCCGCTTAAAGCGCGGATGCTATGCTACCCCTTGGTTTGAAAAACGCAGGAAACAAATTTAAAATGAGAAAATTAATTAAGGAAAATAAAAAAGGCTGGCCAATGAGTGATGCAGCAACGCCGAATGAGTATTACATAAACCAGTGGCTGGACAAGCTGGATACGGTCGCTTGCGAAGTGGAATCACGATGGGGTGTGTCGCGCCTCGAAAAGCTGGTCAGCTTTGACATGGCGCAGAAATGGAAAAACCAGATGGACAAATTGGCTAAAGCTATTTCGGAAAATGATGTTTTCACGCTGCCCGATCTGGTCAATGGCACCATTCGCGGCTATGCGGCTCTGGAACGCGATGCCATAGCGCAGGGGTACAAACCTATGGATGCACCTTTCGGCTGGTCTGTAGGGCTTCCTAGCGGCAAAACGCTGGTGGTTGTCAGGCACCCCAAGGACGCATCGCTCATGAACGATTTGAAACGTGACCATGGCGAGGATGTGGTTGTCTGGACGTTGGATGAAATTGCAAATATTATCGAAAACGAATATACGCTTGTAAATCAGCCAAGCGTAAAAAACCAGAAACAGCCTGAAACAAAATTGGGGAATGATCCGTTCGATTTTAGCGTTGGTGATGAAATCCCGGAGTTTTAACCCACGCACCCCATACCTTCGCCCACGACTGGAAACTAGTCGGCACGCGCTGCGGCGGGGTGGTTGACTTGGGGAACGAGAAGGGGTAGGGTATAAAACACGCTATCCTAGCTCAATGGCAGAGCAACCCCTTTGTAAGGTGTAGGTTGCGGGTTCAAATCCTGCGGGTAGCTCCAAGCCCCGCCCCTCAAAAGGCGGGGTTTTATTTTGCGCTGCGATATGGTATAACCATCCTATGACCCTCACCGACACCCAAATCCTCGACATCCTCATCCGCGAAGGCAGAGTGCTTGACATACACACCGCGCCCGTTGTAGTATCCAAGTGAGTACACTCCCTGCCCCGGCCCCGCTTCGCGCACACAAACTCTCCTTACACAACAGCGGGTGCCGGATGGGGGGATTCAAGGGAAAAATGCCAGCAGGCGCACCATCAAAATACAAAAAAGAATTTTGCGAACGTGTCGTTGAAATTGGAAAGACGGGCGCAAGCAAGGCTGAAATGGCAGTAGAGCTTGGAATTTCACGCGCCAGCTTTGATAACTACGAAAAAGAGTTTCCAGAATTTTTAGAAGCCGTAAAAGAAGCAATTACATATTCACAGGTTTGGTGGGAGAAAAACGGCAGAATTGCAACGTTTGGGGCAATGCCAAATTTCAATGCGACAACTTACATTTTCAATATGAAAAACCGTTTTAAGGATGATTGGCGCGATAAAGTTGAGCAAGAAGTCACAGGCGCGAACGGTGGGCCGATCGAACACAAGGTCACAAAGGTGGAATTCATCGACGCAATCCCTTTAACCGTCACCCCTCAGATAAGCGTTGATTTTGCCGATGGCTCACCTGAAAATCCCGAAGGCGTATAAAGACCTTTTCACGCCTAGCCGATACAAGGTTTATTATGGCGGACGGGGTTCGGCAAAGTCAGAAAGCTACGCCCGCGCGTTGCTTATTCAAGGAATGCAGGAAAAGCATTTAATCCTTTGCACCCGTGAATATCAGGTTTCCATCCAAGACAGCGTTCATAGGCTTTTGGCGGCAACGATTGCCAACGAAGGCTTAGACCACGAATACGAAGTCCTGCAAAGCACCATCCGACACCGTAGCAACGGGACGGAGTTTATCTTTAAAGGGCTAAAACATAACATCACTGAAATCAAAGGGCTTCAGGGCGTAACCCGCGTTTGGGCGGAAGAGGCGGAAAATATATCGGATAGGTCGTGGGAGGTTTTAATCCCTACCATCC